ATCATCATCCTCTAAATCGAAAATGATGTTTTGCACACGAGGGTTGCCATAACCAGGCATTCCAGTTGATGTCAGCTGGTTTGGGTCCCAAGAAATACTCAGACGACCTCGATGATATTGCGTCTTAATGACTTTAAAGCGGAAGATAATATCTCCACGCCCATAGCCAAACATTCTACTAATGTAGGACATTGGCGTGTCATAAATGTGGTTACCTGTGATCGACTTTTCGTATAACTGCGGTGTAACCTGAGACGTGAACAAAATCGTGTCCTCATTGCTCGTCGTGGTCCACAATGAACCACACAAAAAACTCTCTCGCTGCACAAAATTAGTTATGTGGAGCGCGTCAGCTGTGGGATCACCAACGTGTTGTGAAGCTACCGATATTTCTTGTTTCGGCTGCAAACCCAACTTGTTAATTGGTTCAGAAATTTCAGAAGACGCTAACGTGTGGAATGCCAAACTTTTCATAGGTTCAACATCTTTCACATTCGGCACGTTAGTAAAACCAAACATTGATGCAATCCCACCCAACGCACCTGCAGCCATTTCCGTGGCTTTAGCAAAAGGGCCTATCACAGGAATGTCCGTCATACGGCTCGCTACATTAGCGACTGTCGACGCTGGTCCTGAAATCTGACCATTACCAACATACTCGCGTTTTGATTGTAGAACACCATTAGCTGTTAAGCCTGTGAGTTCAACGTCAGTGGCCCATGCGTAAATGACAATATTGACGCCAGTTGTGGTTACACCATTAGCTGATCGCAATGCGGCATACTGTGTGAGATCAATCTTACCCATACCAGTCATCTCAGCAAGGCTGCAAGCATTCAAAAAATTCCTGTTGTACAGAAAAGGAAGCTCCATCAAAGCTGTAGACGTGGTTTGTGGATCAAGCCAAACATGTGGCTTCTGCGACTGTAACACCTGGAAACCAGGTGCATAGCCATAAGTCGATCCCGTCGTGTCTTGCACCACATCACGCATCGGGGTATAAAACGCCCCAATACTGCCGTAGTAAAACTGGCTTGCATTGATGGTGAATTTCAGGTGCAATTTGCAACGAATGTAACCAAAACCTTCAAGCTTATTTTTTATGGATGTTGTCTGAAAGAACAACTGCCAAGGTGAAATTGTAGCTATATTGCCAGCG